AATCCAAAACTCCTCACTTCCCCACTCAATTATATTCTCATTCAGGTCACACCACTTACAGAACTTGCGTTCCCAACTACTACGGCATATAATATTGTTTGGATTACCCTTATATTTTCTAGGATATGAAGGTTTGTATTTACTTTTGATACTTTCCGGCATACATAATATATAAGGTAAAAATTATTTATAAATGCCTAAGATAAGGTCAGTATCAAAAATAAAAGAGAGTCTGTTAAGACCCGCTCTAACTTCATTCTTTGAAGTGGAAATTCCTTTCCCTCAAGGTGATTTTGGATTAAAATCTTTTATTGGTCAAGAGCAAGATAATCTAAATCTTCGATGTTCTAATGCTAGTTTGCCTGGTTCCAACCTGGCAACCCTTGAACTTAACAACACTTTTCATGGTGTCACTCAAAGACATGCATATAGAAGAGTTTATGATGATAGAATTGACTTAGAATTTTTTGTTGATGCTGAAAAATATATGACTATTCGCTTTTTTGAAAGGTGGATTGATGCTATTATGTTACAAGATGGAGTTGATAGTGCTAATCCAATTAGTCAAGATTACTCATATCGTGTAAGATATAGTGATGACTATGTATCATCTTCTGGATTAAAAGTAAGAAAATTTGAGAGAGATCATGCAAGTAACATTGAATATACGTTTGTAAATGCTTATCCATTTACAATCTCATCAATGCCAGTCTCATATGATTCATCCTCACTTTTAAAATGCACTGTTTCGTTCAGTTACTTAAGATATGTTGTGAATGAGATTGGAACTCCTGCTGACTCTCAACAATCACCAGGATCAAAATCCACTCCCGCTTTGAAAAAACAAAGTGAACAACAATCCAAATCATCTCTTCTCAACTCTGATGATGATGTTATTAAAAGGGGTAAAGTGGGAGATCAGGTCACTAAATCATATGCGGCAGAACTTCTAGCGTTTGCTAGAGGGGAAATAGGATCTTAAAAAACAACAATAAATAATCATACTGAAAGAACTATAGGATATTATGCCTTTACCAAAAATTGCTGCCCCAACTTACACACTTGAGTTGCCATCCACAGGACAAGAAATTTCATATAGACCCTTTCTTGTTAAAGAAGAAAAAGTTCTGGTCATTGCTCTAGAGAGTGAAGATAATAAACAAATTTCAAATGCTATTAAAACTGTTATCAAAAATTGTATTTTGACAAAGGGTGTTAAAGTAGAATCTTTACCTACTTTTGATATTGAATATTTGTTTCTCAATATTCGTGGTAAGTCTGTGGGAGAGGAAATTGAGGTAAATGTAATTTGTCCAGATGATGAGGCAACTCAAGTTCCTGTGACAATTGATTTGGATGATATTCAAGTACAAAAAAATGATGATCATACTACTAAAATTAAACTTGATGACACGCTGATGATGGAAATGAAGTATCCATCACTAGATGAGTTCATCAAAAATAACTTTGATTTCAATGATGAAAATTCAATGGATCAATCATTTAATCTAATTGCATCATGCGTCAATAATATTTTTAGTGAAGATGAAGTATGGGCAGCAGAGGACTGCACAAAAAAAGAAATTAAGGAATTTCTTGAGCAGATGAACTCGGCACAGTTCAAAGATATTGAAAAATTCTTTGAGACTATGCCTAAACTATCTCATACAATTAAGGTTACTAATCCAAAAACCAAAGTTGAGAGTGAGGTAGTGCTTGAGGGATTAGCAAGTTTTTTCGCGTAGCCCTCTCTCATATGAGTTTGGAGGGTTACTACCGTCTTAACTTTTCCCTGATGCAGTATCATAAATACTCATTGACGGAGATTGAGAATCTCATTCCATGGGAACGAGATATCTATGTTGGTTTGCTTCAACAACATCTTGAGGATGAAAAGTTAAAACATCAACAAGCGAACGCTAACAGGTAATGGCATCTAAAACCCTTGATCCTATTGATATACTTAAAGAATTAGGTATAGATCTTGACAATTTGTCAGAGGAGGAGGATTATCTTAGTGCCTTGATGGAGGCAGCTAATATATTAACAATTAAGGATGCTAGCGACCCCCGTATCGCACCTCTTCAGCAAGAGATATTAAAGTTAAGAAAAAAAAGATTTAGTAAAGCAAGACCAGAAGCAAAGACGACAAAGATATCTGCTAGTTCTTTAAAATCTACACCTATACTAACTGGAAAAACAGCAAATATTAATCCCCAAAAACTCTTACCAGGAACCGCTGAACCTCAAGTAGCAGAAGAGACTGGACCTGAGCAAGAGTCAATCATTAAAATTTTGACTGATATATCTGAGTCTGTCAAATCAATTCTATATTCCCTTAAGGCAAGTAATAATATATCTAAAAAATTATCTGAAGATGAGAGAAAGGGTGGAGAAAGAAAAAAAAGAACTGGCGCAGAAAACAAATTAGAGAAAAAAAGATTTGAAGGACTTAAAAATCTAGGAAGTAAATTAATACAACCAGTCAAGGGACCTCTTGAAATGTTGTTTAACTTTATTAAAACAATTTTACTTGGTAAAGTTTTGATGGGTATCCTTGATTGGTTAGGAGACCCAGAAAATCAAAAGAAACTTCAAAGTCTTATTAGATTTTTTAAAGACTGGTGGCCAACGATGGTTACCGCAATTCTTTTATTTGGTACAGGTTTAGGAGGACTTCTTAAATCCATCGTAGGTATTGCATTTAAGTTTGTACCAAAACTTCTTGGATTGCTTCCTGGTTTATTGAGATTTTTGAAGTCTCCGATGGGACGACTCGCTACAGTTGCAGCTGGTGCTTTAAGTTTAAAAGGAAGATTAGAAGACGGTGGTGAAGATGATGTTGATCTTACAAAGCAAGATCCAGAACCTAAAAAGATGAATGGTGGTGGTAAAGTTATAGGTAAAAGTGGTATAGACAAAGTTCCTGCAATGCTTACCAATGGTGAGTTTGTAATGAGTGCTGGTGCGGTGCAGAAGTATGGATCTGGAATGCTTGGTTCTATGAACGCTGCTGGCGGTGGCAATAATCTTCCTCAGAGAATGGATGGAATAACTTATGCTGCTGGTGGTGGTATGATGGGTGTTGATGGAGAACCAAGACCTTACGGACATACTAAAGAAAAACCAGATCATGTAAGAACTCCAGGACCAAATGAAGACCTAAATCCAGATGATACTGCTAACAGTAGATTAGATGACTTAATGAAGTCAACAAACCCAGAGAAAATCTCTGCTTATGATGCTAAACATGGGCAAGGTGCATATCAAGCAAAATTAAAAGAAAAACTTGGAAAAATATACTCTACATCATCTCCTTCTGGAGTAGTTGCGCCCAAGTCCATGCCAAAACCAACTGGTAAAGTGGTAGGAAGAGAGAATTTACCTCCCGCAACTAGAGTAATTCTTGAAAGAATGGACGCTCAAAGGGCAGGTGGTGCTAAACCTGCTGCCATGCAGTACTCTAAAGATGGTAAAAGAATATCTGCAAATCAATTCAATAAAGTTCGAGGTATGCTTGGCGCAGCAAAAGAAGGTGGTGCTAAAGGTGTATTGAATCATATGCTCTCAGGAGCTAAGAGTATGTTTGGTGGGATGTTTGATAAAGCACAGGGTGCTATAAATGATCCCAAATCTTTTGCTAAATCAATGGGTGGAACTGTTGTAGATAGCAACAGCCAAGAACAAAATATGAAGAGGGTCATGGCTCTACCTCCTGAAATGAGGGAAGCAGTCCTGGCAGACATGAAGAGAAGTAGTGGTGAGGTAAAAGAATCATCAGGTCAAAATGTAAAGGGTGCTACTGCTGACCGACAGTTAATTAAGGCACAACCTGGCGAGTATATGTTGCCTGTTGATACAGTCAATAATCTTGGTGGTCCTGGAAAACTTGATCAATTGGTAGCTAGAACAGATAGTAATTCAACTCCAGCTAAGATAGGAATGAGATCAAAAGAAATGCCGCAGGTTGGACCGCCTATGCCGATGCAACCACTTATTAATTTGATACCTACACCTTCATCGGGTAATAAAGGTTCTAGTGATTCCTCTGGATCGGATCTCCCTAATTTTGATGCTGGATTTGGTGATCCTAACAAATCTAAAATTCTAGGAGTGGTTAGATAATGGCATTACCATTACTAGCAAAAGCAGTTGGAAGTAGTTTAGTTAAGGGTGCTGCTAAAAAAGCAATTGGTGGGGGAAAGAAAAAAATAAAACCAGAAATGATATCACCCGGAGGTGGATCTGGTGGTAGTGGTGGTGGCGCAATAATTAAATCAAAGGTCGTTTCTGTTCCATCTTCAGCACTTGTTCCCGTAAAAAAATCACCTGAGATAAAAACGGGAACAGATTCTGGAATTGTTGGTATACTTGAAACTATAAGAGCAAACGTCAAACAGATTGATGAGTTTTACAAAGGAACTCTTGCTGCAAAAAGAGAAGAAATTAAAAAAAGAAAGAAACAAGAAAGTGATGATAGAAAGGCAGACCAAGAAACAAAATTAGAAAAACCAAAGATTGATAAAAAACCCAAGAATATAAAGGGTTTGAAGATGCCCAAGACTGGTTTACTTGATGGCATCTTTAAGTTCATTGGCACTGTGCTGATGGGTATGTTGGTGATGAAACTTATTGATTTTGCAGATACCATTGCAAAAAGTGGTATCTTGCCAATGCTTGGTAAGATAGGTGACTTTGTATTAAATGTAGGTGGTAAGATATTAGATGGTTTAGTCATCTTCATTGATAAAGCGTATGATTTTTATGATGGATTTAGAAAATCTATAGGTGATAATTTTGGCGAGGGGGCACAAGAACAATTTGACAATCTCTCGGGCACACTTAATAAGGTATTAAATACTGTCTTCTCAGTTGGTCTTGCAATTTCTCTTCTTGCTGGTGCTATACCGCAGAGGAAACCAAGGAAACCAAGGAGACCAAGAAATGTAGGGCAAAGAGCAAGAAATATACAAAGGATAAGAAACCAAAGGCGAGCACAAGGTCTCTTTGGTAGAATTAGCGAAGGTTTTCAAAAAGCAGGTGATGGTCTTGCAAAAGCAGGACGAGGTGCTGTTGATCTTGGTGTCAGTGGTCTTAAGGCAATTGGTGGCGGACTCAATAAAATTTCTGGCGGCAACTTTGGTAAACTAGGAACCTTCCTTGGAGAACAATATCAAAATGTTTCAAAGGGTGCCAGAACAGCATTTGATAGAGTTGCTGGTCTTGGTAATACCTTGAAAGGAAAGTTTGGATCTGCCATGGAAAGTGTGAAAGGTGCCATTGGAAACATGGCAAAGTCTGCACAGAATGCTATCGTTCAAAAAATTATTGATCCTTTAAGACCTTTCCTTGATCCAGTTGTTAAAAAAGCGAGGAGTCTTGGTAATGCTGTGATGGATAATTTAAAGAAAATACCAGGATTTGATAATGTCTTACAAGTTTTAAAAAAGAAAGGAGTAAATGGTATTGGTGATGCTGCCGGACTCTTTAAGAAAGTTGGTGCTAAAGCATTACCAATTGTAGGTGGATTATTTAATTTACTATTTGCATATGATAGACTTGCAGGTGGTGATACCTTCGGTGCTTTACTTGAATTGATGTCTGCTGGATTTGACATCTCAGGATTGTTTGGTTTTATACCTGGTCCTGGTATATCCATGGGTATTGATGCATATATGTTTGCGAGAGATTTTGTTCCCCTGATTCAGGAGGGTGAAGAGACAGCGATTAAGAAGTTAGGACTGGGAGGTCTAAAATCTAACTTAGATTCGATGGCATCTAAACTACCTGACCTTGGCACTATTGTCGCAAAATTCCAAGGAAAAGATGTAGAACAAAAATCACCTGGTCAGATTGCATCCACGTCTACTGATGGTTCTGCGGCACCCGCAGCGTCGGCAAAACCTGCTACTACGACTACACCTACCACAGCATCGTCTATAACTCCAGAGGAGCAGGGTGATGCATCTGAGGCAGCACAGCGTATACTCAAAGACTTCCCACAAATTACATCAAAAGGTTCAAGTCCACAAATTTATGCATCAGGACTTGGATTTTACCTTAAAAAAATGGGTGCAGGTGAGGGTGGTAAAGGTGACTATGGTGATCCTCCAGGAGCACCACATGGTGGTATGGAACATCCCGATCATGGTGGTGTGGTTGCAAGTCATGCGGGCACGGGACATTATAGAGGTGTCGCAGTTGATCTTGGCGCAAATAGTGCTACTTCCGGTAGTTACCAGGATGATCAGAAAAACCTATGGCCATTCATTAACAACTATCTCAAAAAATATGGTTTAAATAAAGAACCAGTTATTCCTCAAGTTATTCATGGACCAGGAGAAAGTTTTTCTCCAAGAAAAAATGATACGATGGGACCAGATGGAGGTCATCATGATCACTTCCACGTCGAATTCGAGGGTGGTGGATATGTTGGAGGAAAATATAATATGAAATCAATTCAAAGACGCGCTTCATATGAGGGAGGAGAGCAAATGCTGAACATTCCAATTCCATTGCCCCAACAACAATCTAATTATCAGCAACCCGAACCTGCCATGATGGGATCATTTTCTGCCACGAGTTCTGATGATCCGTTTGAATTCCTTGAGTTCCAAGGTTAAATAGTGTAGAGGTAATATCAAATGACAGCAAACGTAGGAAAAGCAGCAGAAGCAAGTTTCATAAAAGATTTGACAATTGTTTCAAATAAAGATGGTAAAAGTGTAAGTCTTTTGCTTGGATTTATTGAGTTAAGATATTATGAGAGTATCATGGATAATACTGTCAAAGCAACTGTGATGTATTCTGACTCTGGTGATACTATCGATGGAAAGACTGCTAGATCAGGTCTTCCAATTGTTGGTGAGGAGATGGTTTCTTTAAAGATTGAGGATAATAACAAAAATATTCTTGATTTTAGCACAAAGAAAAACAATGAATTATATGTAAAAAAATCAACTCCAATATCTGAGGATACTAGAAAGGAGATGGTTGGATTGACTCTTGTATCTGCTGAAGATATAATGAATACAAAAGTCAATCTCACTAGTAGATTTGATGGTAAAATATCTGACTCTGTAAATCGTATTTTAACTGAAGGTAACTTTAAAGGTCTTGGAACCAAAAAGAAATTGGATGTAGAAACAACTGCTAACTCCTGCAACAAAATTCCAAATAATAAACATCCTTATTTCTGGTTGAATAAGTTTTCTACTCAAGCAGTGTCGGAGACCACACAAAAGTTAGGAGAGAGTGCTGGATATTTTTTCTTTGAAACTTACAATGGATTCTTTTTTAAATCTATTGACACTCTTATAGATCAAGAACCAAAAAAATCTTTTATATACAATGAAACCCCCGATTCGCGAGGAACAACAGTACCGGAATCATATGATGGTAAAGCACTTACGATGAGTAGTGATAATAGGATTGATGCTGTTCAAAAAAATAAAATAGGTGCTTATAGTAATAGAATAGTTACGTTCGATCCCTTTACAACTTACTATGAAGTGTCAAGATTTAAGGCAAAAGATTTTGAGCAAAGTTCTGCATATAAAAAAGGTGGAAAAAACCTTCCAGATTTAAATGATAAATTTAAAAATCCAGATGCAACCGAGGATTTTTCAAGAACAACTTACTATGTGTTAGACACTGGTACAATGCCAACAGGTGACTCAAAACAACAAATTGAAAAATCTGGAGATCAGAACTTTGAGGTTGCCAAGATACATAATCAGTCTATAATGAGATATAATTTGTTGTTCTCTCAACAGATTACAATTACAATACCGGCAGATTTTTCACTTCATGCAGGTGATGCCATCTTTATTGACACTCCTGAAATCAAAGATAATAAAAATGACACAGTTGACCGCCAACAAGGGGGACTATATATTATATCAGATCTATGTCATTTAATTACTACAACTAAATCTTTAACTAAGATGAACCTTGTTAGAGAATCGTTTGGTAGAAAACCAAAAAAACGCTAATAACCAATGGAAAATATCGAAACTCATATTGCAAAGGATAAAGAAATCCTTGACAATCCAATGATTTCTCCTAATCAACGTCGTCACATTGAAGGAGAACTACATGAATTAGAAGATTACGCAGAACATCACAAGGCAGATATTGCGGCAGGTGATCATCATGACCCATCACCATTAGAATTATATTGTGATGCTAACCCATCAGAACCCGAATGTTTGGTTTATGAGGATTAATGGAAGGCGGATCTTTATTTAACCCAGGATTTTTAGGATCAAGTTTTCTCTGGTGGGTTGGTCAGATTGCTGACGATGCCACTTGGAGAGATAATATTCTGCCGGGAAAACATAAGGATACGCAAAAACCTGATGGTTGGGGTAGAAGATATAAAGTAAGAATCATTGGTCTTCATGACCAAGGTGAAGAATCTATTGATTCTGATCAACTGCCATGGGCACAGATAATGTATCCGGTTACGGGTGGTGGTGGTCAAACCTCTGCTACTCACACCTCAAACCTTAGGCAAGGTATGATGGTGTTTGGATTCTTCCTTGATGGACAGGATCAACAAATTCC